GCGTAGTGGAATGTAAATGAATTCAACTGCCTTAACTGGTTCGATAGCAATATCTAACCAAAGTTCGTTACGATCGATTCTGCTTGGAGTATTGTTTGTTTCATCACAAACTGTTAAGAAGTCATAGATAGCTCTCTTAGATACTAAGTCTAACATTAAGCTATCAGTTGCCGCCTTAATCTCATCTCTAGTGATCTTATCATTAGGTTCAAAGATATATGGCTTGCAGAGTTTGTCAAGTTGACCTCTTAGATAGATAACAAGTCTTGCAACATTGATTCTATCAAGAGCACTAGCAGCTCTAGCACGAGTCTTCTGTCCAAATATAACTAAGCCACTTCCTGTTAAGAATGTCAATGGATTGATGTTTACACTATAAAGTGCATCTCTCTGACCTTCGTTAATAGCAATGGATCTAAATTCGCCTTCCTGTGCGTCAATATATCCAATTGAAGAAGCGTTAGTAACACCACCGCGTCTAATACCTGCAGGAGCGAACCATGGGAAGCTAACAGCATCGCTAAGTGCAATAGTTCTTAGTACCATGTGGCTTGCAGGAACAACAATGTCGTTACCTAAGTTATCGTTTGTAAATCCTGATGGATAATAAACACCTAAGTATTGGTCATATGTAACAAGACCATCTTCATTGTTATCTGTTGTTAGAGCAGCATTTGATCCCCAATCAACCATTGATGTAGCATCGCTTGGTAGTCTAAATGGAGTATCACCTATAACAAACGAAGTTAGCTTACGATCGTAATTAAGTGTAACCATGTTCTGAATATTTTCAGTGTAACCTGGTGTTGCAATTAGGTTGAATGTACTTCTTTCCCAATCACGGATAGCAAGGTTAGAATCTGTTATAGATTTAAGTCTCTTAACTACAACCTTACGCTGTGCCTTACGACCGAATAGACCTGATCCGTTAGGAGCATTGCCACTTTCGTTTACCCAACGGTGTGGATAATATTCATCCATTGCTTCTCCGGAAATTAATCCGTTAACTGATGGATAACGAACATTGTCTGCATTTTGATCAATGTAGTTGCGAACAAATCTCTTAACATTAAATCCGCTACGGCGTGTATTGAATAGTAACATACCGCGTGGGTAAAGATCTGGATCTGGAGCATCAAAATCAAGGAAGTTACTATATAGTAATTCTTGAATTGTTCCAGTTGGTGCTGTAAAGATTGCTGCTTCGTTACCTACAGCAGGTCTATCTGTACCACCATTAACACCTGCACGAGCATCAGCAAAAATGATACCGTCTTCAGTTGTTTGGTCAGTTGTATCAACAGGAACCCATGTTAATGCAATTCCATCATACTTATAAAGTGCTGGATAATTTTCTAAATCACCAGTGTCGATCCAAAGATCACCATTTTGTAGTGCAGAACCGTCACTTTGTGTAGTAGGTCTTGTTGCTTGAATTAGCGGACCATTTGGGTCTGTTTGGTATCTAGCATCAGCATTGTAGTATGGACTTGCCTCAACATTATCACTTCCGTCATGTAAGTACCCTACCCATGTTGATCCATTGTGAATCATAATGTCGACTTCGTCAACAGCTGAGTTGTACCATAGACGACCGTCTTCTGGTAGGCTCTGCGGTGGATCATCACTTGCTGTATATGAAAGTGGTTTCCAGTTTGAAGCAATATACCAATAAGTTCCGTAATATTCTGTTGGACTAACATTAGGAACTTCTGTACCAACGATTGGATCTAGTGGGTCTTGATAAAGATTTGGAACACCACTAGCTGTATCATTGTTCCATGGAGCAGTGAAGATATGTTGAAGTGGACCATTAGCTGGGGCTTCTCTTAAACGGAAATCACCACCAATTCTATGAGAAATTGTTAGTCGATTTAAGTTGTCAATAGAGCCTTCAATATTTCTAAATGGATCTTGGTTTGTACCATCACCTGCATTAATAGCATCTGCCATTCTTTCAGCATCTGTTACACCAATACCTGTTGCAGTAAATCTAATTTCTTTAAATGCAGCAAGTCCTGGAACAGTTGCTTGAGTTTCAGCAATTTGGAATACATACTCTCCGGGAGCAAATGTGCCGTTCTCAATAATCTTTGAAACAATAGCAGTTGGTGCTGGACGAGTACGACGCCAAATCTTAAAGTTTGCTACTGTAGGAGTTGCGTCTGTTCCTGAATCTTCTTCAAAGTTATACTGAACATAAACAGTACCACCTGGAATATTCGCACCACCACCTGCACGATCGAGGCCATAAAGTGCTGATTCATTAGTTGAGTAAAGTGGAGCTGCGACTGCATCCCAATCTTCAGTGTTTGAATTCCATACCTTAACTCTCCAACGAGCACCTAGGTTAACATCTGTAGTCTTAATCCATACAGAACCTGTTGGACGAGCAAGTGAACGAGGTGGAGTAGAAGAATCATAATCTGTAGATTTGAATCTAGGAACTCTTGTATGTGGACTAATCTGCATTCTTGGTCCGTTGTATGAGCCTGGCTCAATGCCTAGAGTGTTTAACGGATTGTTAGTTCCATTCCAAATTTCAATAGTATTAGAAGCAGAACTATCCATTTGTGGGCTATCAACTGCACCGTTACTATAAATCTCTAGCTTACCATCAACTATTGCTGCACTAACACCTCTAATAACTGTACCTGCTGGATTAGTACCAATAGCATTAACAACAGATTGTAGTGTAGTTCCAGTAGTAATCATTACACCGTTAATGTAGAATGTGCTAGAATCTGTTAATGATAGAACAGTTTCTGTACCCTTAATTGTTGGCCATGAAGTATGCCACTCTGGAGAACCTACAAGTACCCATGCTCCTCTACGATTCTTAAAGTATAGTCTATTAAGATTAGTTACTGATACTAAAGCATAGTCGCCTGCAATACCCTTTGAAGGCTTTGGAGTCATTCCGTCTGTATCAAGGTCTGATGAATTTGTAATAATTAGAGGAACTTTGTTAGTGAACTTTTGTCCACCTGATACTGAAGCCGAAGCACCGTTCCATTCGAACACACCAATGCGGCTGTTTTGTGTATCAAGCCAATAAGTTCCTTCTGGTGGGTTTGCACCAGGTTCTGTATACTGTGCTTCAAGTTCTGCTAAGTCGATATCAGCGCGAATAACATATGCTGAATTAGCAATTCCGAGGAAGCTATATGCTGCCTGTAAACCGTATTCATTAAGTTCGCCACCATGTATTGGATTTCCACTTGGATCTTTGTAGAACAATGGTGTTCCAAAAAGCTCAGTAAGTTCTCTTTGACTAGTTACTAACCAAAGTTTTCCAACATTAGCTGCTAAAGTACCTCTAGCAATACCTGTTCCACTAGCGTTAGACTTGTCTTGCTTAGATGCAAGAATTATAAGTGGGCGTGTAGCTGGTTCAGCTGGCACATAGAAACTTTCATCAATTACTTGTACCTCTACGCCTGGTGACATCAATGTCATATTGGTTCTCCCGTATTACAGACTTGTTAGTAATATTTAGCTGATGGTCTGTAAAATACGGGGTTACATAACCTAAAAAGGTACCATAAAGGTATCGGAGATTAAGATTAAAGGCATCAAAAGGTACCATAAATATTGTATGAGAGAGTTATGCGACCGCTGCAATACGAACCCTAAAGCAATTAATTATAAGAAGGATGGAAAGATCTTTTATAGAAGATTATGTGATGCTTGTATTATAGAAAAGAAGAAAGTTGTAAAGCCACAGTGGCAACAAGAGGGTTATAAGAAAAAGTTTAAATGCGAGTCGTGCGGCTTTGTTGCTAAAATGCCCGAACAATTAGATGTTATAGATTACATTAATGCATACAGAACTATATGCCTTAACTGTAAAATTGTATTTGATAAAGAAAAGAAGATTACTATTAAAGGCGATTTAAGATCTGATTTCTAAGATCTTCCAATGTGCCTTCATTTTCAATAACTTGATCAAAATCAGATCTAACCCATTCGTATTCGCTGGGATGTATATTAGTAGGTATTATGTTGTTCTCACGCAGTGGCTCAAACCACTCAGGATCTTGTCCACGCTTTACTTGCCAAACTTTGCCGCCAACTTCGTGAATCATATTAATTTCGTTTGGAAATCTTGTATCAGGAATAACCCAGTTTGCATTAGGATCTTGTAGTAGTTTCTGCTTAACAATGCTGACCCAAATACCATCAAAGAATCCATTACGCATACATTCTGTGCCAACAAGTTGTAGAACAAGGCGGGGAGTAATAGTCTTACCTGTTTCACTAGTCCAAAAAAGGTCGGGCAATTCGCGGAATTCTCGGCTGTCTTGAGTATCACCTTCTAAATCAGCACGGTTCCAACCGAACATTGCTGCAACGCCATCTTTTAATGCGTCAGCAAAACTCAACTTCTTAAAATTATGTTCTTCAACGAGGATGTCTGCAACGGTGCCTTTGCCGCTGCCAATTAGGCCACAAATTCCAATAATCATACTGTAATTTATAGCGAAAGGTGGACTATGTCAACCTTATTTAAATTCCACTCTAGCGGAATGCTTATTTATTTTAGTTTTAAGCATAACATTGAAAGCAATAGATATTCTTGGTTCAGTTAATTCTTCACAGGATATAGAATGTGTAGCATGAAGCAACCAACTGGGCCAAATCATTAATTTTCCTTCTTTTGGAAAGATTCCAAAATTTCCTTTCAAATATTGCGTCATCGGTTCTATAACTTGATTCTGAGGTCTAGGATCCCATATTTGAAAAATCTGACTGTTCTCCGGAATTTTTACATATAAAATACCCGAAAAAAATGAATTTGGATGCGTATGAGCTACATGGTTTTGCTGTTGGTACTGTGCATTAACCCACATACTTGTAATGTATAAATCATCATAAAAAATAGATTGGGCATTTGCAAACTCTTTAGCATGATGAATTAACTTGTCAACTATTGGTTTAAATTCATCCTGCTCATGTAATAAATCTTCAGTACACCACGGTCGAATAGACTGATAATTTTTTATAGTTTGATTATCTGGCAATAACGGTTTTATTAAATCATAAGTGTTTTCTAAATCTATCTCATCGTCATAAAGATATGTTGGCCAAAGTTGATGTATTTCCATATATTAATTTATATGATTAACCTATAATAAAGGTGTAACCCTGACCACCAGTTACTTGTTGCATTAGTTCTGCTTCAAGTTGAGTCATCATTTCCTTTGCTTCGGTCTTCATTGCTGTACCATTTAGGCTTGTGCCGCCTTGCGGCCCAGCAATTTGAGCAAACTTTTCACGAGCTTCACCAAGCATCAGTTTACAATTAGCAAGTGTATAATCTCTAATCCACTGCTTGGCATAAATGTCTTCAAGAATAGTAAAGTCTGGGCGATAGTTGTATGTCCATAATAGAACCTGCTCTTGGGCTCTTGGACGCTGCAAAATAGTTAACTTACGGGTAGACTGGTTGTAATTGTAGTTGATAAAACTACCAAAAATTCTACCTATCATCTCCTGATACTGAGCAAAGATTTCGTAAGTGGCAATACCGCCCATGTTAGAACTTGATAACAAGTAAGTATTAGTATAAGCCATATTAAATGGCTCGAACAGTGTACCACCATCGCCCATACCTGTGCGTGATCCAATAGATCTACGGAATATCTGTCTTACATTAATAACTTCTTTAGGAAGTGTATAGGTGTTAATATCCGGTTCAAGTGTAAGAAACATGTAACTTTCTTCAACAGAACTATCACCACGCTGTCTGTATTTTCCTAATGAACGCTCTAAAGCAGTATCATAGTGTATAGGATCTAATTCAACATCAATCATGCCGTCACCTAACATGGCTTTGACATATTCAAATACTTGCTGTTTTGCGTCGTCTAATTGACTCATACTACAACCCTCGATTCTGTTTCTACAGAATGTATACTTACATAAGCCGGATTAGTTGCATCAGATACTAATGCAACTACTTCAACTATTCCTGTGCTTATATTTCTTTGTACAGTAAATGTTGCCAAAGGTCCAGTTGAAGTGTAAGTTATTCCGTAAACGGTCATATTAGGAACATCAGTTTGAGTTCCGCCTCTAGCTGATATTATTGCTTCGCAACTATGAGTATGATACCCAGTAGGATCTCCAACTTGCTGTTGTTCTACTTGTATTAGTAATTTAGCTGAACAAAGTATAGCAGAGCTACTTGCCCACACAACTGTTAGAGAAGGAGATTCAACATTTGACCATCGTGTTTTTGTTATAGAATTGCTTTGTACTAAGAGGCCTAAAGGAGGTAATGTTAGTGCGCCGCCGGGATTAAATACCCAATCGTAATTGTCACCTGCTCTTATTATTACAGGATTAAATGATCCACTATTTTTAATAGTATTAAAATCAAATGTGATATTTCCAGTACCTTCACTAATGATAATGTTTCCGTCATGATCGAGAAGATTGCCGCCAAAAGGTAGCATAATGTTACCGTCACTATCAAAGGTCCATTCTTTAACATTAGGAGTATCTGCTCCAGATATAATTCTAACTAAATCATTTCCGTAACTTACAAGTCCGCTCATTGTTATTCCTTACTTTAATATTTACCTTATGGGTTATTGACTCTTGTTATTGCCCAAAAATCGTCGCTCATTGTAGTATTTTGTATAACTTGATATGGCATATAGAAATATCCCTTATCACCCCAATCTGTGCCCCAAGAATTCTTAACAATGAACATACCATTATTCTTTCTACCTTGGAAATTATCATTGTAACCAACAATACATACAGCATGTCCGCCTAGATATGATTCTCTTCTTGTATTAGGATATGTCATAATACCAGTAGTTGCTGTTCTATAACTCATAAAACTTGAATAAACATCAAAACCAACAACTACAGGAAAGCCTTGTGATAGAGCTGTCTTGACTGCATTAAAGTTTAAGCATTTTTGGTAAAGAGTTACTTTACGAGTTGCTGCATCAGCATAAGCAGCAGGACTTGGTTGTGTATCCCACTTTGATTCATCATATGGCCATA